GTATACCTCAAAGGTGTGTGACAGGTACGTGCCCACAATGGAGCGTATACGCCGCCCGGAAATTGCCTTGCCGGCGTTGCTGTCCTCTTCCACGTGGAAGCTGCGCCCGATTTTTATTACGCCTAACACGTCAAACGACATGCCGTTAATACTTAAAAACATTGCGCTTTACCTCCTCGCGATATAGTTGACGCCGTGTATGGTCTGTTCGCTTTGGTTCGCGTCAAACGTGACCTGCCCAAACGGGATACGGCCCACCTGCATTACGACAGTTTGCTGGCCGCCCTGTGCGCCCTGCATGCCTGTTGTTTCGGTACGGGTAATTGCCGGGCCTGCCGGTACGGGTGTGGGCGTGGGGATCTGCGGCGCGGATACATCCGTAATGCCCTGCACCATCTGCCGCATACTGCGCTTGGGCGCTTCTGCGCTGCTGTCGATACCTTCCGCCAGGCCTTCGTCCACGTATGCGCCGATCTGCATAAACAGCTTGGACGGGGACCGAATGCCCAAAAAGTCCTTTACGCCTTGCCAGGCGTCTTTTACGGCGCCCACAACAGTGTCTTTTAGTTCTTTTGCCTTGTCTTTTACGCCGTCAATTAGGCCTGTAATCAGGTTGCGCCCGGTTTCCTTTATGTCCTCCCAGGCCTGTTTCAAGCCGTCGCCAATGCCTTTTACAATGTCCAACACAAGTTGTTTTGCGTTGTCCAGTATGGCAAGCGTTGCCTCGCCAATGCCGGCCAATATGGCCAGCAGAATTTTGCCGCCTGCTATGGCCAGGTTTTTAACGTTCTCCGGGCTGGTTATGGCGTCAATCAGTTTTACGATAAACGTTGTTATAGCCGGTATAATGTTTTCGGCTGCGGTCGTTACGCTGTTTAGCAGGTTTTCTATTAGCTGGTCTATGTCCGCATCCGGGTCCGCCAGTCCGGTCAACAGGTTTTCCCACGCGGCTTTTACCATGCCAATGGATCCTTGGATGGTGCTCCCGGCTTCTTCCGCGGTCGTACCGGCTATGCCCATTTCTTCCTGTATGGTGTGGATAGCCTGCGTAATGTCCGCGAAGCTGCTAATGTCGTAATGAATGCCGGATATTTTTTCCGCATCTTCCAACAGTCGCTGCATTTCTTCACGCGTGCCGCCGTACCCCAATTTGAGGTTGTCCAGCATGGTAAAGTTGCCCTTCGCGAAGCCCTGGTACGCGTTCTGTATGCTTTCAATGGCCGTGCCCATCTTGTTGGCGTTGTCAGCCATGTCTATTACAGCCTGGTTGCCATAGTCAGCCGCCGCCGCGGTATTCCCGCCCAGGGATTGCAGCAGGGACGCCGAAAAAGACGTAACCTGCTCCATGTATTCATTGGCGGATAGTCCCGCAGTCATGTAGGCATCCTGCGCGTATTGCTTTACGGTGTCCGCAGATTTACCGAAAAGCGTTTCGACGCCGCCCACCAGCTGCTCGTATTCGGCGTAGGCTTCTACGGACGCCTTGCCCAGGTCTACCAGGCCCTTTACAACGGCAGCCGTAGCCAACGCCGTAAACATCTTGGCCGCGTTGCCTGCTATGCCCGCAATTTTGCCCGCACCTTCCTGCGCTATGCCTTCGGTGTCGTTTACGCTTTGTTTAAATCCCGAATTATCGCCGGTAATGTCGTATATAACTTTGCCGTCGCTCATTTCTGCTCCTTATTTGCCGCCATCTGCAGCAGCATTTGTGCCATATTTCGCAGGCCGTTTTGCAGCTGTTCTTCCCGTTCTGCTTCGGTCAGTTCCAGCGCAAATTCCTGCTTTAGCCGTGCCAGTTCCGCCCGCTCCTGGGCGTTGTACTTGTTGGGTGCTGGCATTGGCTTGGTACGGATCTGTACAACCTCCATTAACCGGGTATTGGACGGCAGGCCGCGCAACAGGGCGTTAAACTTCCACCAATGCAGGATGCCGCGCTGTTCCTGCAGGTCCATGCCGTATGCCTGCATGAATGCCGCATAGATCAACGGCCCATCCTGTATAAAGTCCATGCTCTTTTGGTGCGTGGTCTTGGCTGGCGGGAATAACAGCTCGGATACTGTCTGCAGCAGGCCCGCGTCCGTAGACGGCTTGCGCAGCAGGTAATAGCCCATTATTTCGGGCACCCGGTGCATTGGCACGCCTTCCACGTCCTTAAACATCGTCAGCACGTTATCGTATGCCGGTGTTAGGTCGTATTTGCGGCCCTTGTACGTGACCGAATAGGGCAGCGGCCTGTAAAATTCCTGCCGCTCCATTGGTTATGCCTTTACGCGCTTGCGTGCCTGCACAATGTTGTCTGTCAGTCTGTCCACGGTCGGGTACACAACGCCGGTTAAAATCGGCGCCAGGTCGTTTAATGCGGTTAAAAAGTCGCCGCCGTACCAGTCGCGCAGCTCGTCCAGCGCCGCGTCCCCAAATACAATGCGCAGCAGTTCCCAAAATGCACGGCCCACGCCTTCCAGGTCGTCCGCCGCCTTGTTCGCGATCATTTCCGCACGCAGGTGCTGCACGTCCTGCAGGCACTTGGATGCGTTGAACGTAAACGGCACAGATTTTACAAGCGTGTCGCCCTGGTACAGGTCTATGGTGTCCTTAATTAACGTGGTTTGTACTTTCATTGTCTTGCCTCCTACAGCATTGAAAAAAAGGGGAGGCGTTAACCTCCCCAAATAGTTACCGTTATGCCACGGTGGGCTGTCCGTCGAAGCGGATTTCGAACGAGATTGCCGCGTCGTCGGTAGTTGCGCCGGAAAATTCCTGAATGTTGCAGATCGTGCAGGGCACCGTAATGGTTACGGTGGCGTTGGACGCGTTCGTGTATTCCAGCTTGAATGTGGTCTGTCTGCTGGTGTCCAGGCCGTATTTGTTGCCGAAGATAAATTCCTGCGCCGCGTCGCCCAGCACTCTGCGGCCGGTCAACGTCCATGCGGGTGCCATGCCCGTTACGTGGTTCTGTGCGAAGCCGTTGTCTTGCAAAAAGAAATACTGCTGCACAACCTCGTTTAAGGCTTCCGCAATATTGTCGATACCGTCTGCCAGTTCCGAATATACGGCGGTTGCACCGCTGGCCGCGGTATTGATGGACGCGGACAGGTTATACATGGTAATTAACTTGCTGTATGCCATTTTTTCGTCCTTTCAGTTAGTACACGTAGGCCCGTACGCGAATGCTGGAGCCGTACAAATACTGGTTGTTTTCTTCCCGGTCCAGGTACGACGGGAGCGACACGGTTTCAATGTCGCATATTTCCCAGTTGTCCGTGGCCGGGTAGGTTTTTGTGGTTGTTAACGCCGTATGGATAGCGTTGAGGGCCGCCGATACGGTCTGCTGCCGGGCGTGCTTGCCGTTCAGGGTCAGCACAAAGTCGTACACAATGCGTTTGTTTAAAAACGTTGCGTTTGGCGTGCCGTTCGCCATGTAAATGGCTATGCCGTTATCAGGCGGCAGGGGACCGCGCACAATGGCTGCATACGGCTCCGTTGCCTCGGCCATGTCCATTACGGCGTCTATAATGTCGTTAATGTAGTCAGCCATTTTTTATTGCCTTTGTTATCATTGCCGCCCAATCCTTTTTATGTTCCCCGGCGGCCTTTTCTGCCCATAATATGGACGCGTTCGGGTTTACGTCTTTAGACGGCTGCCCGGTGTAATACTGCCGGTGGGCGTATGGTGTGTTCCAAATAACGTGCAGCGTGTTGCCGTCCATTTCGGTGTAGGCGCTACGCTCCAATATGTGCTGGTCCACCTTTACGTAATAGTTGCAGTCATCCTTTATCTGTTCTTTAACCGCAAACAAGCCTTTTTGAAAAATCTTGTCTACGGTCGCCTTGGGTACGGCCTTGAAGATCATTTCAACGCCACCTCCCAATGGTCGAAAATGCCAAATTCATTAAACAGTTTGGCAACGTCCACCACGGTGTATTGGCGGTTTTCAAATACCACGGTTGCAGGTTGCCCCGCGGCCTCGCTGGCATCCTTTAGCGCCCACCAGTCCAGGGCGGGCACCGTGTACAGGCTATCCGCGAATAATAGCGCGTTCAGCTGCACCTCGGTGTTGTCCTTGCTCATGGTGGTGCCGGACGCGGGCTGCACGTTTACGTGGTCCACCTGGTATTCGGCCCACGCCGGATGGTTCCAGCGGTCCACGCCGGTGCATACCTGCAGGGTTACGCTATGCGCATATACGTGCGCAGGTGGTTTGCGGCTCATTTACCACCACCACCTGTTCTGTACGTCCAGCGTATCCACGTGCCGCGACAGCAGGCCCGTTTGTTCCAGGTACCCGCGTGCTGCCGGTGCGATCATCGAATAACCGCTGGCGGCGTTCCCGCTGCTGCCGGATCCACCACGGCCCACCGATATTTTGCCGATGGTGTAGGAGGTGTCCCCGGTGCTGGTGCCTTCGGTTGCTACGCTAATGCCCTGCAGCACAAAATATTCCACCTGCGCGCAAATAGCCTTTTGGTACAGCGTTTGAAACGCGGAGGGCAGGCTGTCAAAGTCTGCCCCACGCGTAATTTGTGCTATAAGGTCCTCGGCGCGGGCTTCATACCGCGGGAATGCTGTTTCGGCTATCGGTTCGCCCAGGTACGTGTCCGTATAAAAGCTGTAATTTACGATAGCCATTTACGGCCTCCTTTATGCAGCGGTGTAGTTGACGTATACGCCAGCGGTTCTCTTGGACAGTACGAAGCAACCATAATAGAAGCGTTCGTAGTAAATCCACTTGCCTTTGTTGTCGGCGGTCGGTGCGGATACCATTGCGGTATCGTATACCACGGGTGCCGCTACGGCGTCCGGGGATACCATCAGCAGGTTAACCTGTCCGGCACCGGTAGCAGGTGCGAAGCCTTCCGTATAGGTGAATGCGGTTTTCATCAGGTCGGCCGGTACTTCCACGATGGTTACGCCGTCCAGTTTGCCCACGTTTCTGTCAACGTTTCTAATGCCGGTGGCAACGTCAACAAAACGGGTGATACCGGCGGCCTCCTTCAGCACCTTATAGGTGGCCGGGGTCATATAGGCCACGATACGGTCACGGTTAAACCGTGCGTTGGTCATAGCGGCCAGGTAGCCGTCCCACTTGTCCAGGATGTTGGCCGCGGTTAGGGCGGTCGTATCAGCTGCGGACGCAGCAATGGCAGCGGTCGCCAGGGTGCTGGCAATGTAGCTGTCCATTTCGGGGACTTTCTGCAGCTCGTTGAAGGTCTTGGTAATGTTGGCAACGGTGGCCACGCGGTTGGCTTCTTCCATGTCGAGCGGGTCGATCAGGGTGGACCATTCACGATCCTGCGCCAGGGATACGCTCTGCCATGCGTTGTTCCAGTTGCGGGAGAATGCGCCGGTGATGTTGTCACGATTGGCAGCAACCGCGCCGGATACTTCCAGGGAGGGGATTTCCACGTACTTGCCGCGCAGCGGTCTGTACTTGGTGCTGTTTTCGCCGTCGAAGATTGCCCCAAAATAGGACAGATACGGCATAGCGTTAGCCAGTTCCTGGCCATACTCGTGTGCATAGTTTACATTTGCCTGGGAAAATGCCATTTTAGTTTCCTTTCTGCTGTTCGTTTAAGCCGTACTTCTTGGAATAACCCCACAATTCGGTCATGCTGGCGCCCTTTTCGCCGGAGGGCTGCTGCCCGCCGGTTCCGGCACCAAACTGCGGCTTGCCGGGCTGTCCGCCCTTGCCGTTGTCGTCGGTGGGGTTGAAAAATTCCTCAAAGTCTGCCCGCATTGCATCCAGCTGTTCTTTTACGGGTTTGGCGCCTTCGCTACGGTCTACGAGATCGTATACGGCGTCGAAAAACTTGGGCTTTACGCCTGCATAGTCCGCGCTGGTCCGCGCTTCCTGTTTCACCTTGTACGCGTTGTACTCGGTCTGCAGGGCCTTGTATTCGTCGCTGGCCTTTACGTCCACCGGCGGCACGTCCTTTAACGCGTCCGCCTTGGCCTGTTCTACGGCGTCCTGCTTTGCGGCATTGGCCGCGGCCTTGGTTACGTAGTTGTCGTCGATTGCCCGCCCGTACAGGCTGTAAATCGCATCCACCTTTTCCTCCGGGGTGGTTTCGCTGTTCAGTACGTCTGTTAATGCTTTACGGGTAAAAATTCCTGCCATTTGTTTTTCGTCCTTTCTTGTAACGCCCGTTGACGCCGGGCGAGGTTGTTGTTGTGGCGCATAACGCTGCGCCGGTGCGTGCAAATAAAAAGCGGCCTTCCGGTCGCCATCTGCCTGTTTACTTTTTCGCCTTTTTGGCGGGTTTCTTGGGTGCGGCGGTGGAATTGTCCACGGCCTCCTGTTTCGTCGCGCTATCGGGCTGTTTTTCGGGTTCTACGGCATCTACAAATGCCTGCAGTTCCGTGTCGTACATGCCCTGCATGGTGTTTACTTTTGCCACGTTTGCCTCCTCCTTTCACGGTATAAAAAAACCAGCCTTGCGGCTGGTCGATTGGTCAAATTGGCCAATGTTTGCTGTTATTCGTCGATATTGTCCAATGCGGCGTAATATTCCGCATACGAAGCCCTGGCGCGTTCCGGCGCGGAATCGGTCAATATATATCTGCCTTTTTCCACGTTGAAGTCGTACCAGTTCTCGTTTTCCATAAAATATGGCATGTCCAGCATTGTATCACCTCAAAAAGAATTTGTTTATGACGACGTAAACACGGTCTGCATAATCGTTTTTCGCAGTGCCTATACGCACGTTGGTGAACGCCTCCGCCATAAATTCGTCCTCGTTTGATAACGAGTAGTTGCTGATTTTTGCACGGTCAAGTTGCTGTTTGATTTCCAGCGCCTTTTCGCGTGTTCCTGTTCCCATTATATAATCGTTTTCGGCTTTTTTGAATTGGTCGCGAAGATCACCAACAACAGATTTGTACTCCGTCCAAATAGTGTTTATTTCTTTTCGCGCCGCCATTATTCGGGAAACATCAAGTCCAACAAAATTTTGCGTAATGGTCCCGCGAAGCCCCAATAATGTATGCGCAAATTCATGCGTGGCGACGTATTCCGCGGCTTTGTCTTTTGCAACCTTTACAGCATATCCGCGCTCGCCTAATTCCATTATGTGCTCTGCCGTGTCTGTCAAATTTCGGAATTTTACGGGGTTTATAATCATTCGTGCCCCGTCGGTTGGGTACTGGTGCGACACAAACGCAAATGCGTCCTTATACAGCCTTGCTTCGTTTCTGTCCATTGTGCGGATTGTCTGCAATGGTGTGTCATATTCGGTCGCAAGTTCTCCAATTACGCGGTTAAACGTGTTTGCAACATCTGCAGGCAATTTGCCATAGTCCGCGTCCACAATAGCAGACAATTTGTTGGCGTCCGCAAACGGTACGCGGTTAAGG